GGGGCTGTAGTACTTAAACAGGTAACTACTACCGTTATCGCTGTAAGTCGTGTACGAACCAATCCCGTCAGACGTGCCAACGTAAAGCGTACCGTTTTCTAAACGAGTGTAAGCAGTAAACACAGAACTAGGCCATCGTGTTACTCTAAACGATCCGTCTTCTAATGTACCTCTTAAATCAAAACAATAAGTAGTTTGTTGTCCTACAAATGTTAATAAGTAAAAGTTTTCTTCTGGGCTGTAAACAGAACGGTAATATTCTGTTTCATCTTGCAACAAATTAATAATGTCTTTAGTAATAGTTTTTGACAAAGTGTTTACAGGCATTGACTTTTCACGTATTGTTCTACCAAAACTACGCAGTCCTGTATGTGACAAAAAGACAACATCAGTACCAGTATGCTGCACTGTATCTCTGTCAACACAACCAACACCCGCTACAGTATCTGCTAAGGACATAGTAGCTGGTGCTTCAGCGCCTTGGTAAACAACAATGCTGTGCTTACCAAAGATAATAAGGAATCCGTTGTGTGCAGCTAAAGCTACAATCTCGTCATACCCGTCAGGCCATACCTTAGAAATGTCAATACTACCACTAGTACCGCCTGTCCAGTTCTGACCAATCAACAAGTCAGACCAGTAAACAGTCGATGTGTTAGTGCTTGTGTCTGCTGTCCACAACCGGCCATACGCGCCAATAACTTCATTGCCTTTAGGTATATCACCAGCTGAAGATGCGCCAGTAACGTCTGACATCTTTAAAACAGAGCCAGTGCTAATAGAAGAAAATGTTGCGGTAGTAGAAGATGTGCCACCAGTCAAGGTTTCTGACGCTGTAAACGTGCCATCCCTTGTTTGCTCTATGTATAACTCAGTAGAACTATGAATTGACTTAATAGTTGCTGTTGCTGATGAGGTGCCGCCGGTAATTTCTTCATCTACTACAAAACCTGTTGTGCTATCAACGGTAACTACTTCAAACGCATTGCTGTAAACCAAAGGCTCTTGGTTGTCTTGAAAGAAATAAAGGTTGTCGTTAAAGCTGACAATCTTCCAGTTGTCGTTACTGATTGTATAACTTGCAGGACTTTCGTCTACCAGTGTAGTAGTACCGCTTAGTATTTTATTGTTACCTACAGAAAATATTTTATTGGTTCCAGATTCTTTAAACTCTTTTATTGCTCTAATAGAATCAGTACCTAACAATACAGCACTGCTAGTAAGAATACTGTAACCTTTACGTGCAGCAATACGTCCACGTTTGTCAATAACTGCGTTGTCAGCAATCTCAGCAAACGAAGGGTCTTGAGCAATAGGGGAGTCTTCTGTGTTGATTCCCTTAAACGCTGGTGCTACAAGATTAATGCTACGTAGTTCTTGAGCCATATTAAATAGTCCTAAAGATCATCTCTTCGGGGTGCTTTGCCGCATCGATAGCAATAGCATCAGACAAGTACTTGTCAGCAATAGCAAAGTATTCAGCCGTAGATGTTCCGCCTGTTTCACCTCGCTCTCGTGCAAGCAAGGCAATGGCAAGATGAATAACTGGCTTTGAAGGAACCAACAACTGATCATTATCGCTCGATAAATCTTCCTGCCTTTTAACTACCTCAAATTTAAGCGAGTAAGCATCATCAGGCATTGGATATAAACGAACTTGAGTATCAAGGTTTGAGTCAAGGCCATCGAATGTATAGTATTTAGGGCTTCCAATAAGACCGCCTTTGTTAGCAATTAAAAGACTTTCGTTAACGTATAACTCGGTGTCAAACCATGCCTTAGTTTGATAGCCAAGCTCAATGTTTGATGTTGAATCAAATGCCCACATAACCTTTACGTCATCTCCAGATCCTAAAAGAGAGTAAGTGTTATCATCTGCGGATGTAGAAAAAGAAATAGTGCTTCTTAATCCAGACCAATCAGTTGCTTGCTCAACCATAGTCTTAGCGTCATTAACAAAGTCGCCAGCCATCTTTGAATAGGTGGTTTCATTAACAGTGGTTACCTCTTCTTCACGCAACCGACGCAATACACTGTTCAACAAATTTAAATACGTCATGTCAGCATTCCTTCTTTGCGCTTAACCAAGCTATTCACAATAACTTTATCTAACGCAATATCGTAATCAGCCATTGGTTTAATTCCAGTTAAAAGACCTTCTGCGTAATCCCTTTGGGGTGGCGCAATAATTGGTTGCAACTCTGGCAACTGGTAACTAAGCCCAGCAGTAAATGGGCCGCCACCACCGCCACCGCCGCCACCGCCGCCGCTCACTGGGCCCGGCTCCGGCTCTGGCTCAGGGCTTGGTTCTGGCTCTGGCTCAGGGCTTGGTTCTGGCTCTGGCTCTGGCGTCTGAGTAAATCTATCAGGGCTACAACCCAACTCTGGATCTGCTGGATAGCCATCAGGACACTCAGAGCACAGCGGAGGATCTATAGCGCCATTAAGGCAATTACCATCCTCATCCAAACCATCTTCTCCGTCACCCTCCGGCTCTGGTTCCGGCTCTGGTTCCGGTTCGGGTTGTGGCTCTGGCTCTGGCTCCGGCTCCGGTTCTGGTTCCGGTTCAGGTTCTGGTTCAGGTTCGGGTTCGGGTTCGGGCTCAGGTTCTGGTTCGGGTTCTGGATCTACAACGCAACCACCATCGGCATCATATGTGCCATCAACCCCATCATCTGTTTTGCAAGGATCACCTTCTGTAAATGACTCTGGCGGATCTTCACAATCACCAGTCACTTCATTTCTAACTTGATTGCCGGGGCATGGGCCTTCTAAAGACTCTTCTACACAAGCTCCATCAGCATTAGGCTCATATCCAGATAAACAACCGCCACACTCACTTTTTCTTTGTTGTTCTACACTGCCGGGAATATGTGTTCTGTTTTGTTCTGCACACTCTTCGGCAGTTGGCCCATCATCTTCAAAAGCAGTAAATCCACCTTCTTCGCAATATTTTTTATTTTCTTCGCTTGCATCTCTGAAAGCAGGATCTTCACAATCCCCAACAAACAGCAATGGGTTTTCAACTTCTAACCGATCCTTTATTTCATCAATAATAATGCCACGAATAACAGAGCCAACAATCGGCCCCAACACGCTTTCAAGGTCGGCAGTCGTAAAGACAGACCCCGAAGTAATATCCCCCCAGATATCTTTAATTTTGTCGACAGCACTTTCTACTGTGCTAGTAATCCAACCGCCCGGATCTTTTATAAAATCCTCAAAGGTTGATCCGGCTTCTTCGATAACTTCTATTAAATCTCGGACAGTGCCGATTGTTCCTAAGCCGGGCGGAAGCGGAATATCAATGCCAGGAATATTAGTAATAACAGCAATGTTAACGCAGTCTTGCCAAGCAGGATAAAAACCACCTTTTCCATCTGGCTTTACACCAGTCCATTGTCCACAGTCTTTTGACGCTCCAGATACGCCCTGAAGAATGCCAGACAAAAGATCTTTAAACTCATCTAAATCAGTAGGAACGGCACCAACAACCGACTCCATGATCTCTACACCAATGTTGGCTTCTTCTTCAGTAACGCCTTCAGATTCTGCTACCTCGCTAACAACACTTTCTCGTGTTGGTTCAGGGGTAGGATCTACGCCTTCAGGAACTGAAGTAATTACATAGATAGTTCCAGTTTCTTCATCTACGTAAGTAGTCTCGCCTTCTGCTAACTCAATATCAGGAAACTGAGCAGAAAAATCATCTGGATTAATGGTTATTCTTTCAGGTTGTTCCGTTTCCGGCTCAGGTTCTGGTTGAGGTTCTTGTTCTTGCTCTGCTCTTTGAGATTCAAGCCAGTTATTAATACCGCCTGCTGAAACGGCTTCATTAACTATGACTCGCAAGTCAGCAATATCATCAGGATTAGTTATATCCATCCCTTCTAAAGAGACAAGAATTTCTTCACTAACCCCTTCAGGAACCTCACCAGAAATTATAATACCTACCAATTGTCCTAGTATTTCTTGAGTAGGCGAATCTATGTAAATTAATTCAGCTTGCTCTGCTGGACGAGTTCCAGTGTCTAAATAACCAGCTTGCGCCATTTGAACAGCGCGAATAAATTGCTCTAGTGTAGACCCTTCAGGTTGTTCGCCGCTGTCATCAACACCACGATTAACACGAAAATTTTCTAGCATTCCATTAGCCATATTATTTTTCTCTTGAAACGCCGTTTATTTTTTCGTAACTACGCATAACGCCAAGCCCTAACATCCCCATTAATACAGGCATCATTTCACTGAGATCCAAAGCTGGAACAGTGATATCAGAACCACTAACGACGAGTACAAAGTTAGCCATAGGAATAAACAAATAATTAGACCCCAAACCAATGCAACATACCCAGCCAACAGCAGGTCGCCAGCCAGCGACAAACATTGATTTATGAGCCGCTTCGGTTTTGTTAACGTCAAGTTGGGCTTTAGCCAGTTCTTGAGCGTGTTTTTGTGCCATCGTAGCGAGATCATGTGCAAGCCTAGCCTTTTGATCTTTATCTTCTATAAATTTATCTAGGAGTCCTGTAATCGGCCCTATTAGTTGGTCAAGCATTATTAAACTCGGTATCCGTACATTACTAAACCAATAACAGCGCTAATCAATATCCAAACAAACCGCTCAGCAATCTTTACTGACTGAGAGTTGTAGCCAACAATTCCTTTGACTTTGTCTAGATCTCCTTCTTGCTCATCAAGACGATATTCCAGGCGATCAATCCGAGCCGCACCCGCTGTTAGCTTTTCATCAACACGAGCAATCATAGCCATTGCTTCAGTTAACTTATCTAACTTAGATTCAATCCTGTTAAGACGTACTGCTTGATCGTCCATAACCATT